ACAGCGCGACGAAGACCGTCGGAACAGCGGCAGGGAACGTCATGCAAGTGGGAGCTTTCGGATTGGGAGTTCAAAATACTCAGTATATGGATGCGACCGGAAACTCAGTTTCATCCTTACTATCAATACAAGGTGGAACTGAGCACAATCCCGCTGGCACAACGGGAGTAACAGTACTGCACATCCCCAGGGATCATATGGCTCTGATTTTGCCATTACCGCAGGAGGTAAAGCCCGTGGCTTTATACGTACCTACGGCAATTCTCAGGGCGGGACATGGTCAGAGCTGTATTCAACAACAAATACGACAAAAGCCAGCGATGGCACACTCAAAGCGGCTTCGCCAGTTGCTCGCATAGTGAAATCGCGGGAGGAAAATCAGCGTAAAGATATTGATGAGGACGGTTTTATCTGGTGTGGCTGTGGAGTCTCTAACAGAGAGGCTGAAGGAATCAGCATCTCTCGTCTTAATACCGGCGTATATGTGCTCACCGGCTCTGCAGGTCTGGCATCTGAAGGGTGGAAACTACTCCCTCCGATGGACCCCGGCGGCATGGGTGAGCTTGGTGTTATTGAGGCAGAAGAAACGGAAAGCGGCGTGATCACCATTCGACTCTTTAAGCGCAAATACATGCTCAGTAATGAAGGTGAGATTGTTAAAACAAAAGGCGAACCTATGGATGTTCCAGCAAATAGCTGGATAGATGTTCGACTCAATATGTCTGGTGATTTATTTAACAAAAAAACATGGTATGTCAATGATATAAAACCCCTAAAAATGTAGTAAAAATGACCTCTATTTCCAAATGTGCTACATCAAATTCTTATAATATTCGATTAGACAAAAGCCACTCTAACCCCAGTAAGAGCAATTTCAATGATCAATAAATTCTGTTTTTTATCAACTTTCGTTTTCTCTAACTTCTCAAGGAAGACTTATTAGAGAAATTGTTGTAATCTACTTAAGGATTATCACACATCTTATATATGGATTTATTATGAAGAAAGTATTCCTTATAGTTTGCATTGTAATAGTTTCATTGTTCTCCCTAGTTTGCGTGCTGATATTTCGCAATGCCATATGGCACGGAACTGAACAGGACTGTTCGTCTGTTCAGCCGTCAAGTATGATAGCAGTAGTGCAAAATGACTATCTGAAAAACCGTTTACCAAGGTGGGATAAAGATAAAAACATACTGGAAACTGAAAACCCAAAACTATCTTTTGAGACACCTCAAGAGTCTGATGGAGCCTATTTAGTGCCTTTTACAGTAATCGGTATAAAAAATAAAATAGATTACTTCGGTTTGGTAGATTGTAAATATCACACCGTTGAATACTCTTCAAAATAGTATGGGCGCGAAAGCGCCCTTTTTTTACTTTTTACTTTTTACTTTTTACCTTCAAGTTTAATTGGGATTTTCCCTGGTAGTTGAATTTCATACTCCTTACCTGGAAACCAACTTAGTATTGTTGTTGCCGCTTGTGCAACAACACCACGTGACGGGTCAAAGTTTGCGTCAAAGGTATCATTGTAAGCCCTAATCTCACCTTCGTATTTCCATGCCCCACTTGCATAAATCGTTAAAACACCTTCAGTTTTCATTGAAATTCGACCGATCAACGCTCCAACTGATAGGTTGTCATCGAATACGCTTTTCCCGAAGTTTCCAGAAATATTATAAATTCCCGGAGGGTTATTAGCTAACGTGCTGGAAACTGGCGTTAGAATTTTTGGAGTAAAAGTCAATCCGATAGAATTAAGTTCAAGTGTTAAAGGAGTCTGTTTTTCAGACATATAGTGGTACATACCAAGAAATGGAGAAAAAGAGTTAGCTGTAACTTTAGTCCCTGGTTCCTTGCTATAAACACCTTTTGTATTAGCTATCATGTGATAATAGGTTTTAGGATGATCGGCTTTATAACTTTCGATTTGTGCCATTCTTTTAATGATTGGAATGAGATTTTTACGATACTTTTGTCCTGTTTTTAACCAATCTGCGAGCAAGCCTTTCGTATATTCACCATTTTCCATTGCTTCTACAGCCAAAGCTTCAATCATTGAAGGCATACTAGCAAGATCAGCCCACGCTGACCCAACCTCATTGAAAGTGGTCATATCCCCAAAATCAAATGTGAAAGATGTCCCTGTTGGTGTTGGCGCCGTTACAATGAGTGTATCCATGTGAATCTCCTTTAATGATGAATTACTGTATTTATATACAGTGTTTCCATGCTATCTATTTATAATTCCAATGTCAACAAATGATAATCAATCTCATTGATGATTGCGATTTGTATGGGACTTCACCAAGTTATCAGCGTGCTTTGCCAGCCCTATTTTTTAGTTATATACATGATTTTAATAGTAAATATATTTATCATGGACATCATTTAATGTTACATATTGAACTGAAGGGCATTTCTACACGCACTGATATAAACTGATCTGCGGGGATATCAATCGGATCACCATCGCTTACACTGCCCAACTCATTCTTTGCAAAGTCTGGTGCAGCGGGATGTGTTCGATGATAGGTTTTTACCAGCACCGAACCGTCAGGATTTACTTCATAATCCAGCCAGATCAAAGGTTGTTTATTACGGTCTGTTGGTATCTCAAAACCACCATCTTTTCCTCCCCATGTAGCATCAGCATTCATACCCATACAACCTTCAATTAGGTACTGACCAATACCCAAGCGCGTCACAGTGCAGCCCTCCGATTCATCATTAATCTGGTAACTACCATCACGATTAATCTGCACAATAGGAGAGGCAGCTTTAAGTGTTCCGTCGCTAGTTTTTGTCGTGTTAGCTGTAGAGTAAAATTCGGTCCACCCTTTGAAATTTCCATTTGCAGATGTACGTGAACGAATAAGGATTCTATTTTCATAGGCAGGAAAACCTATTTGCGTGTTCCATGCATTAGGACCGATGTTGATTAAAAGGAATGCGCCATTTAATGGAGCATCACTTGGATAAGGTGGCGAAGCCTTCATCCAGAATGATGAGGGCAAGTTGATTGCGGAAACGGATGAAGAACCCAAGTCAATTGGCGATCCTATGCCCATATCACCTTCGGAAAGCATATCGCCAGATGTGCTGTAAGCGCGCCGCGTGGCGCTACTTCCCAAACCGAGGTTTGTGCGAGCGTCTTCTGCCTTCGTTGCGCCGGTACCGCCGTCTGCGACAGCAAGTACCCCATTGCTTCCTTTCTGCAGTAACTTGCCGATCGCTGGAATGGTTACTGCCTTGCCGTTGATGGTGACAGTGATGCTCTGGTTTGCCGTGGTTGTGGCAAACGTCTCCCACGCACCGATATTCTCGTCGTAGTCTTTGATGAGCTGAGACATCGCCTGCGCCAGGCCATCGACAGAGATATTGTCTGATACCAGAATGCCGTACTTCTGGCCGCTCAGCGCCGGGGAAGCAGCAGGCGTTACCGTCATGGACGTGGCGCTGTTTACTACTGAAATCTGGAACATCTGGACCGGGTTAGACATGACGATAATCGTCTGGCCAGCGCGAACCTGGCTGGAGGGTGCTGTCCAATTTGTGCCTGTGCAGGTTGCGGTATTTCCATTTATGGCGATTGTGCCGGTGTTATAAATCATATTTTCTCCAGGCAATAAAAAACCCCGCCAGAGCGAGGTAGTTATTTAAAAATGGTTGGTTATTTGCAGGTGGTGTCAGTGAATGTGTTCGCACTTACCCAGCGCCAGTTGAAAGGGTATCCGGCTCGGTACTGGGTCTGGTTGTTTTGTTTGCGAACGCCGTAAATTTGAACCGTATTTTCCTGACCGCCAACGATGGCTGTGCCGCTGCAAACTGGCTCCTGTTTCTCAAGTACGCCAGCGCAGCCAGAAAGCATGACAGCCCCAGCCATGCAGATGAGTAGCTTATTCATGTGATGGTATCCCAAGGTATTCATGAACTTAGACAATACCAACATGAAAGAGGCGGGTATAATTGATTAGATAGATCAATTATCTGTTATTGATCGCTCAAAACGATCAATCAGTCATAGGCCGCTGTATTTATCGCTGTTAATGAAATCCCGGTATTCGTACCGCCTCCCGGCGCCCCTGTCCCCGTTGAAGTTCCGCCAGCGTTTACCCTCGTAGTTGTTCCATCGAATCTGCATGATGAATACGCATTGATTGTGTAAATGGTAGGAGGTTGGGTGGAGTTGTTCACGATTACGGTCTGACCCAGCTGTGCCGGAGCGACGGCCCACGAACCGCTGAGAGTCTGGTCAATATTGATCCCCCCGTTTGCGCCCGGCGTGCCAACTGTCTGCAGGTCTGATAAAACGCGAGACTCATTTGTCAGCACAAGCTTCCCGGCTGCGTCCCAGATAGCCAGACCCCATTTCGGTAATGTCTGCGGGAATACGGCAAATACATATACTGTCAGGGTGAAACTCTGGTTATAGGGGTTAACCCCGCCAACATAGATATTGCCGCCATTCCTGTAAGACATAACTGGCGTGGGCTGTGCTGTATTGGTGGTTTTAATAAATACCATCGCAGGATAACTTGCGTTCAATGCAATATTCTGTGCGACCTGCTGAGAGCTGCCGTTAGCGGATGAATTAAAGGTGTACTTTCCGTAAAGACAAAAAGGCGTTGATTGTGGCGTTACAAAGGGATTCCCGTTATCCATTAATATCATTGCGCCAAATTCGGCCATTATGATTTCTCCATGAAAATGACCACCTCACACTTTGATGCCGGATAATTCCCCATACCTATAGCAGAGGCAGCTGTTACGGTAATAGTGTTCCCTGACGCTACAATGCGCCGACCTACGCTGCTTCCTCCTTCATCGAGTGAAAGAACAAAGCCGACTTTCATTCCAGAGGGAATCGTAAAAGACCAACTGCCGGATGTTTGTCCGGCAGCCAGTTGTATACGCCCAACAACGGAAACTGGCTTGATACCGTAGTTATTGGGTTTACCCGACGCATCCCATGTTTGTATACCCCATGACATCAAAACACCCCTGTGAGTTTGCCGATTTGCACGCGGAGAACGCCATTCGAGTCCCTGATACTGTCAGTGACGTTGGTCGATTTTCTTGCCCCCTGACCGTCGCTGCCGTAGTTTTCCCAGGTGCCACCCTTATCAAGTTTCCAGCCAGCGGAACCCGCCACGTAGTTATTTGACTGGATGTAATTACCAATCTTGGCGTTAGATATTGTCCCGTCCTGGATGAATGTATCTCGGATAAAAGTCTGGCCGTTCTGGATCACAAAGGGCAATGCTACAGTGCTGCCAGCCTGCGTGGTTACAGCGAAACGGTCTGCCAGGAAGATAACCTGCGACTGCATACCAGAAGGCGTGTTCTCTACGCCGATCCCCATCCCGGCGGCGTAATACTGCCCGTTAGCGGCCACGCCAACTTTGATGTTATACATCGCGCTGATGTTGCCGTTAATGTCAGCAACCGCATTAGCGGTTTGCGTGATAGCAGCAGTCTGTCCATTCACCGTTACGGTCAGAGAATTGATTTTTGTTGCAGATGCCTGAGTGAAGTCAGCCAGGGTTTCGGTGAGATCGGTTGCGTTAGAAATATTGCCACCGGCAGATGCATCCAGCGTAACAAGTGCACGGGCAACCGCCGAACTGGTATCCGCAACCGTTGTGTCAATGCGGTCGATGCTGGCGCTGTTTCCGGCATTCGTCACGGTTTGAGATCGACGCGAAGTAACCTGCGCCAGTCCGTTCTGGATTATGGCGATAGCGGAGTTCTTCACCCCTCCCGTCATGCCATCCATCGATACAGAAATCTCGTCGATCTTCACAGCTGCCTGCGCCAGGCCATCTGAGTTTTCCTGAATGGCCAGCGCCTGCTGCTCAATGTCGTCGGCATTCTGTTTGATGTCGTTGGCCATGCCAGTAATTTTTTCGTTGCTGTCGACGGCGTTCTCGATCAGGTCCTTAAACGTGTCCGATTCTTTGATATCCTCCAGGATGGCATCAGTGATGTCGGAAACATCGATGCTGGCCTGGCCCCGAACCCAGTCTGTGAACCCCGATTCGTTGCCGGTTCGGTCCACCAGCTGCGCCCGGTACCAGAAAATCCGTCCCGCCTTGAGGCCCATCTGCTGATATTTGCGCTGCGGGTAAGGCACATCGGCCAGCAGCATCGCATCATCTTCGGCCCCGGTCAGGCTGTACTGGATTTCCGTCTTCAGCGTATCGTCGGTATTTGCCGGGAATCCCCAGTTCAGCTCGACGCCGAATACCACGTTTTCAGAAGCGATAAAGCCCACTGGCTTCGGCGGATTACCGACCTTTCCCGTCAGCGTTTTCTCTTGTGAATATCCCCAGCCTGATGAAATTTCCGCAGCATTGATGGCGCGCACGCGCACCAGGTAGCGCCCGGCGTAAATGCCCGGTACGTCAAAAGACGTGGTGGAGCTGCGCGGTACGTTCACCCAGTTCCCATCGTTGCGGCGCCACTGTGCTTCATAGGCGATAGCATTCTGCGCCTGGTCCCAACTGACGCGCATTGTTTCAACGCTGATATTCTGCTGAACCATCGAGAAGGAGTTGATCACGATGTTTGCTGGCGGCGCCTGATTGCCCGGAGGAATAACACTTATCGGGCGCTGGTCGATGATCGCCCCTGTATCAATGCGGGCGTATTTATCCGGATCGTGATTAGCTCCGGCGATGGTAAATGTCCCATCATCGTTGTCCGTCACACTAACTACACGGTATTGCTGCGAGTAAAGTTCATCACTCTCTAACAACCAGACAGCTTCAGCGTTTGGTGTTTCGCTATACGGCGTGGTGAC